GCTGTACCACCTCCTAAAGAAAAAGCTCCTGTTTTAAAACCTTCTTTAACTAATTGTTCATTGGTTAAACCTTGATTAATTCCATACTCCTGACCTTTTTTTAATTTATAAAACTCACCCGCCGCCGCTGCAATCGCTCCTGCAGATATACCAAAATAAGGTGCCGCTGGTCCTGCACCAGCAGGAATTGCTAACGCAGTCGCTACTATAGTTGTAATTATATCTGCACCAATAATCAACGCATCTCCTTGTAAATCTGCAAAGTCTGCAATTTCAAGACCGGGTTTATCCACTAAGGCATATTGTTTAGTTTTTGGATTTAAATATTCTAACTCTCCTGTATTGGGTCCTATTCTAACATCTACTTCTGAACCATGTAATTCTGATAAAACTTTTTTTATTCCAAGTTGTTTTTCTGTTTCGTTATAACCAAATGACCCAACCATTCTGGCTTTATAAGTTGCAGGATCTTGAACTGACACATTAGATCTTTCAGCTATTTCTTTAACTGTTGGTTTAAATTCTTTATCTTGTGAAACGTCATAATTAATACCTCTTGTTGCTAGGTAAAGAGCCGCTGCTTCGGGAAGAGGTTCTAAAAAATCTCTTTTAGGTTTTTTTGCGGTAATCTTAGGAAAAGCTTTTTCATAAAATTTTGTTTCATCTATCTTACCTTCAAAATTTTTTGCAAATAATTGTTCTGCTAATTCTAAATCAGGTACATTAGCGACATCGGGATTTTGTTCTTTGTATTCTTCTATGCTTAAAATAGAGTCTGATACTTGAGTGTTTAAAAGTTTTTTAATAATATTAAGTTCTTGAGCTGTGGGTGTATCCCCAGCTATTTCAATTAAACCTAATCCCTCTATTTTTATTTGAGCCATTATTTAACCTCATATGGTACAAATTTGCCATCTTTCTTTATTAAAACCTCTCCAGTAGATAGTATTTTAAATTCAGGAACAGCAGAACCAGGTTCTAATTCTGTTTTTTTAGTAACTTCATCTGTCCCTAAATTAAAGAATTTATCTGCATCTTTAAAACCTAGTCCTTTTATTTCAGCTCTAGCTCTTATCCCTTCTTCTTTTAAAATTTGATCTAAAGAATCAGAAAACACTTTTCTTGAAGACCCAAAATTAATTCTATTTAATTGTCTTATAATATCACCCTCTGATAATCTTGGATTGTCTGGCTCTGCTATCTTTGCTAATGCGTAACCTAAATTAATTACTGAACCTTTCATGGTAGCAAAATTAGATGCAAATTTTGTAAATCCTTTAGTTTCCATATAATTATTAAATTTTTCATCATCAACATTTAAATCACCTTTATCACCAATACCCTCGGCTATTTGAGAAAACTGATCGGATAATCCCTCTACAAAAGCAAAACCTTGACCAACTGCAAATGTTTTAGTGTCTGGTAATCTTGATTGCATATCCTCAACAAAACCTGTCAATATATTATACTGTGTTCCAAGAGCTTTAGCTTTGCTTTCATCAGTGTTTTGTTTTTTATATTCTTCATAAGGCAACACTTTACCATCTGGTAAAGTAATCATTCTAGGGTCAGGAGTTTTAAAAGCTCCTTGAGCTGCTATGATTTGTGCGTTAGTTGCAAAACCCTCTCCACCTGGAGGAATGTTAAATAAAGTTTGATTAGATATATTTTTAACAGCTTTAGTCGTAGGAATAGTAGTTTTCTTTTCTTTCAAAGCTTGTCCTAATACTGTGGACACAGCTGCTTGTTTTCTTTTATCTAGAAGAGCTCTTCTTCTGTCATCTTCGCTTGTAAATTTTTTATATCCTGTAGCTAAAGCATCGATTGGACTTTGACCTGCCACTAAAGCAAGTCCTACATCACCAATAGGTAATCTAGTTTTAGCCACTGGTGCAAACTGATCTTGTAATCCTACTAGCATATCTATATTAGATCTAATTTCATCCTCAGTCATGCTACCTAATTTATATTGTTTTCTATCAACAAGGCCTGACATGATACCTTCATTAACTTTACCGCCTCTTCTAAACATTGGTCTTTTTAATATTCTACTCATTATGCTTTCCTTGGTCCAAAGATTCTACCGTAAATATCAGCGCCTGCTAAACCAACTCCTAGTGCTGTCATCAAGGGACTAGCTGCGGGTGCTGTGGCTGCTGCTGGAGATATTTGAACACTACCTGCTCCCATTGGTGTTAAACCTGCTATACCTTGGCCAAACATAGTTAGCCTGTCTCTTGGATCTTGCACCGCCATTGCTGCTGCTTGTCTTTGCGCATCTAATATAGCTTGTGTTTGCGCTTGTTGACCTGCACCTAGTGTGCCAAGTCCAGCTATCTGTGCTCTACTGAAGTCTTGTGCAGCTCCACCTAAACCTGATTGAAGTTGCGAGATTCCCATTTGATTTGCAAGATCTTGTTGTCTTGCAGTTTGTGCTTGTTGAAATCCTCTTTGTCTTAAGTCTGCTAATATTCTTGCTCTGTTAACATCACTCGTTGCATCAAACTCTGCTCTTTGTACACCTTCTCTACCACCACCAAAAGCACCAGGTACACCTAATGTTTGTGCAGCTAATTGATTTTGTCTCATCTTAGCTTGTTTATCAAACTCTGCTAGTGTTGTATCTATAACCTGTTGTTGAAAAGGTGAAGTGTATGCAGTTGTTTGCGCTGCTGTCATTGGACCTGTTAAGCCTGTAGCTGCATCTGCAGCTGTTCCTGCTTTTGTTAAGAATGGTTGAAAAGAACCAAGTCCTGTAGTTGGGTCTACTGCTTGTGTTAAGGCAGCTGTTTGTAATGCATCTTGTGCAGCAACTTGTGGTGCAAGATCAGCCATGCCTGCTTTAGTAATTTGAAACTGTTGAGCTTGTGCTTGTCTATTAGCAAACTGTTCTGCTGTCTCACCAGGTTGTTGAGTTGTTGCAGTTGTAATACTTGGTATACCTGCTTGTCTAGATAAATCTGTTAAATATGTTTTTTGTGCTGCCTCTATAAACTCTGGTGGTAAAGTTCTTTGTTCTGTAACACCACCTGTTTGATAACCTATTCTGCCACCATCTGCCTCTTCTATTCTAGTAATGTTAGCACCTTCTCCTGTGGTAGTGTCCATCATCATAGATGCAGGTGGCATGTTATCCTCCATTGAATTTTTTATCATAGACATAGCTCTTTCAATATCTGCCTCAGATAACCTACCTTCTGGTTCTTGTTGTCTTGCTAATTGAATCGCTAATTGTCTTAATATTCCTGATACACCACCAGACGCATTATCAGATTTAAGTCTTTCCATTTGCATTGCAATGTCTCTATCAGTAAACCTTCCACCCGGTTCCTCTATTTTTTGTAATGTGTATGCTAATTGTTTTAATATTCCTTCGTCCATTATACTACTCTCTTCTCTAAATTTTTCATTGTATCATACATCCTTTGTGCTCCCTTTTCAATGCTCCCGTTGCCCGCTCCTCGAACCGCGTTGGCTGTCATTACAAACTCATTTTTAGATAACATAGCTGGTACATCATCTGCTTTTTCTTTTATACCTACTGGTACAAATCCACCTTCATCTCTATAGTCTCTTTCCATTACTCCTGCTTTATTTGATCTCATAATACCTGTTGGCATAGTGCCACCCATCAAACCTACTCTACCGCCTTGATTCATATTAGGAACAAAATTTGGATTTCTTCTTGGCGGTGTTTCACCTGGATAATCTTGAGCTATCCTATATTGATCATTATCACTTAATGTCTCCCAACTTTCACCCATTAAAGCCTCTTGATATGTTGGCTTCATAGCTGCTTGTGCTGCTAAAACTTTATCTCTGATAGCATCTTCTTCAGCAAGGCTTCTCATTGAACCATCTGCCATATTAGGTAACATCATTGATTCAGGCATTCCTGTTAGTAAATCTCTTGGTTCAGGTGGTTTTTGAGGTGTTAAAGAATAAGGTTGTTGAGTGCTCATTATGTCTTGTATAATTTTTTCTCTCATACCTTTTACAGCAGGTATTCCTCTCATAGGTCCTGGTGTAGGATCATATTTTTTAGGGCTTATACCATATTTAGACAAATCACTAAAATCAAAACTTCTACTCATTTGATTTACAATTCTTGCAGCATTATTTCTTCTAACATTTTCCGCAAGTGATTTTTTCATTCTAGGATCAACTAAGTTTCCATTAGCTAAACCTATACGACCACCATCTTTAACATTAACTCTATCAATAAATGCTTGTTTTTCTGCTTCTGACATAGATGAATAGTTCTTATCAAATTTAAAATAATTATCAAAGTAAGCTTTCATTTGTCCACCTACTTTTTCTCTTCTTCTAGCATAATACTCTGTAGCATCTTCACCTGCTTCTATAGGTGGGTAGTCTGCTAAAAACTTTTGATAAATATAAGTTAAAGCTCCTGATGCACCACCTACTAATATCTGTTGTTGAACTATACTTGGTAAGTCTTTTAATATAGGAGTATCTTTAAATAATCCTGTTGCGTCTCTTATTGATTTAATACCTTTTGTGTCTGTGGTTGCAAGTGATGATTTTGTTCCTAATAATTTACCTTTATTAGCATCACCACCAACAAAATTTGGATCGCCTTCTGTTAAAGATTTTTTACCTTGAAACAAACCTTTTAATGCTTGAGTTCTATCTTGACTTAATGGACTAGTAAGACCACCTCTTATTCCACCACCCATAATATCTGTTGCTCCACCTAAATATCTTGCACCTGCTCCTGCTGCTGTTGTTAGTAAACCTTGTTTAAATGCATCACTAATACTACCTCGTTGATCAAACCTACCTATACCTCTCATCAATCCTGCAACAGCTGGATTAAATGGTGCAACAAACGGTGCAACTTTTGTTGCAACATCTGCTATTTCATTTGGTATAAGTTTTCTAATTCTATCCTTAATACCACCTAAAACAAAATTTGTTCTAGGAGTAACATTAGTTATTCCACCTTTTCCACGTAACTGTCTTGGCATTTTTGCTCTATTAATCATATATGTTAAATGTTGTTATTTTTAAAAGGCAGGGATTTCACCTGAATTCATACTATTACTTGTTTTTAACAACTAAATCAAGACTATGTTGTAACCTCTCTAGGCTTAGATTGTAGAGCCGAGAGAACCACATGTAGTCTATTAGCTGTTGCTGCAGTCACTTTTAGTATTTCACTTTCTTCTAATACTAAAGGGGCTGATAATAATTCTGTTGTACCATTAGCTGATATAGATTTAGTTTTAAATAAACTAAATACAGCATCGGATGTATCTGTAATAGTCACTGTTATTGTATCTGCATTACCAGAGTCTTCTGATACTAATATAGATTTTATAATAGCAGTCGTGGCTGACGGCACAGTATATAGTGTTGTAGCTGATGTAGTTGTTAAATCTACTTTTTTATTTACAAATGAATTAGCCAAAGAAATAAGCCTCCGCCTCTGCTTCGTCTTTTATGTCTTGTTGAAAAGTTGTATTTAATTTTTGCACAATACTATCTACATCTCTAACAAATGATTGTTGAATTTGTTGATCATACTCTTTATCGGGTTGTGTAAGTGATTGTACTATTCTTGCCATTATCTTCTACCATCCGGTTGATAATCAATTCTAAAAGTTCCTACTTTCCAAAATTGACTTGTGCTTGTGTTATCTATTTTTAAAGATATTGATCTAGCACGTGCTCGTGTATCTATTTTTTGCGTGCCACTTGTTATTGTAAATGGACCTAATGAAGAACTTGCTTGTGAGTCATTTGGAAAATCTCTTAAATTTAATGTAACTCTAGTGTCACCTGTTTGTGCTAAAAAATCTGGTATAACTCTTCTTATTTTCATCATAAACTCACCATCACCAGCAAGTCCTTGTTGTCCAATATCAAAATCTCCAGATTCTATGTTTGCAGTTATTGCAGTTGTTGCACCTTCTTTAACTTGGTTAAGTCCTGTTTCATGTTCATAGTAAGTTGATGTACCATCACTATTACCAAAAATATAATTAACATCTGTTGTTGCAGTTGTGCCACTTGAATCATATTCTGTTGCGTGTGGTTTACCAAATACTGCTGAGTCTTGCCAAGCAGATCTTGCAAGCGTGCCTGTAGTCCATACTGGTCGCTCGGAGCTTGAGTCTAGATAATTGTATGTTACAACTTTATTTACAGTGCCTGAGTCTGAACTTGGATAAAACCACATTACTTCACCAAACAAGTTATTAAGACCTGCATTAATATGTTGTTTAGGTGTTGTGTTGATATCATCAAAAACAAAATCTTCAACTAAACATGGTAGTGATTCTAGTTTACCAGTGTACCTAAAGAAACCATTTTCTGACATCCAATACGCAGCACCATCAACTTCAACGGCTGCATTCTGTCCAATTAATCCACAGTTAGTACCAACCTGTTGGAATGAGAATGTAAATGGCGGACCAACAAAACGCATAATAAATAAGGCAGTATCAGTCCAAATATAAATTGCATCACGACCTCTGATAGCACCCATAATTTTTGATCCATCTGCAAGTCTTTGTGTACCTGCAGTATTAGTTGCACTAGGTGCATAAGTATTAATATCCTCTTGAGAAGAAAATCTTATAAACATAGGATCTTGTGTAGAAGAAGTTCCAATAGTTGTTTCTGTTCCAAAAAATATTAAGTGACGATCGGGTGTGGATACTAAACTAAATGCAGAAGCTGTTGGTGCACCGGATATAATAGTTGCTCTTGTATCGGTTGCAGCTGTTGGATTAGAATTCCATTCAAAACTTTCACCACCATTAATAGTTGCAATAAGTTTATTACCTAAATTATCTAATGACCATAGACCTGGTGCTGTTACAATATCACCTGATGCTGCAGCGTTCCATGCAAAAAAGTTTGATGCATCAGTTACAGTATCTCCTGATGAGTGCGATGCAGCTGTTGTACCAGATGCTCCTCTTGTTAAACCAGATAAAGTACCTCCACTGTTACCTGTATAAGATATTAATTCATTATCTATTAATACTGTACCTGAAGATGGAAAAGAAGATGAACTTGCCATAGTCAATGATGTTACACTTGTATTTATTGACGATGATAATGTTGATGTAAATTGACCTTGTTGTTGACCACCCCATGATCCAAGACCCCAACCTGTAGATGCAACTTCAACTGCTGGACCTACTGGATAATAATGTCTAACACGAATGCCACCAGAAGTTGTTGCTCCAGATCCTGATTCATTAGATCCAGTGTCAATAGTCAATGTTGTATCTGTTGGTATTGACTTTACCATAAATTTATTGT